GGTCAATGCCGGGGCATTTGTCGCCGCTGGATGAAAAAAACTGGTATTGGGCCAACCCAAGTTTGGGTACCACTATCACGATTGACGCTTTACGGGCTGTGTCTAAAAAAGACAGCTTTATGCGTGCGCACCTTAACCAGTGGATAACTGCTAGGGGGGCGTGGCTGGACTTAGGCGTCTGGGAAAAGAACCAAACAGACATTCCTATGCCTGAGGGTGGTTATTTGTCTGTGGATAGTTCTGTGGATGACGCTAGGTATGTGGGTGTTAGAGCTGCTGAAATAGACGGCAAAGTCATTGTTCAAACTGAGTTTGTGGTCGAGACCGAAGCCGATATGTGGACTGCCATTGCTCGAGTTATGGAAAACCCAGAAGTGCAGCTGTTGATTACACCAACGCTTGACATTCACGTTCCAACGTCTTTGCGTAGGCGCACCAGCCTTACGGGCTATGCAGAACTAACTAAATACACCACACTGGTTAGGTCAATGATTCATGAAGGCAATGTAAAACACCACGGCGAAACATTGCTTGCTGACCATTGCGGTAGAGCCGTTTTGGTCAAGGTGCCTTCTGGCGCTGTTCTTAGTTCGCAAAAGTCACCCGGGCCAATAGAGCTTTGCCGTTGCATGGTGTGGGCTGTGGCTCAAGTTTCCAAACCAAAACAAAAGACAAAACCAATGATGGTTGTGGTTAATCGCTAAAGTGTGGGCGGTACTGCTCTGGGCGTTGTCGGGATGAGCAGGGCAGTACCACACACAAGACCCAGAAAGTGGCATACTACCGTCATGGGTATTTTCAATAAGCCAGTTACTAAAGCGGCAATCTCTACACCATCAGTGCAGGCCGCTGTGGGATATGCGTTGCCAAGCGTCAGTCGAAACCCAATAGACAACTTCTATAATTACCAAGAAGGCGCAGCTCGTCAGCGCGCCATGACCATAGCCACAGTGTCACGTTCGCGCGACTTGCTGGCTTCTGTCATTGGTTGTATGCCACTTAAAATGTACGGCGAAGTATTTGATGACGCGTCTGGTGAAATGGAAGAAGTGCCACTAGCCCCTAGGTCATGGCTACGCCAGCCAGACCCAGCAGTCACATACAACTTTTTAATGGCTTGGACACTTGACGACTTGTTGTTTTACGGACGTGCATTTTGGTACATCACAGAACGCACACAAGACGGCTTCCCGTCAAAATTTCAGCGTCTGCCTGCCGGAAGCATTGTGACAATGGACGAGCAAGGCCCCGTTTTCTTTCATCCTTCTAAGTCAATTACCTTTGCTGGCAATGAACTTGACTATCGCAATGTAATTCAGTTTCTTAGCCCTATCCAAGGCATTGTTTACAGCTCAGACCAGACAATTTCAACAGCGCTAAAGATAGAACAGTCACGCTACAAAAATGCCCAATCGTCTTTGCCTTCTGGTGTTTTAAAGCAGACTGGTGGCGAACCACTCAGCGCACAAGAACTGTCAGATATTGGCGCAGCATTCCAAGAGGCACGACTTACCAGCCAAACCGCTGTACTTAATGAGTACTTGACCTACGAGGCCAGCACTGCCACCCCAGACAAGATGCTGATGATTGAGTCAGCCCAGTATTCAGCGCTTGATTTGGCACGCCTATGCGGTGTTCCCCCCTACCTTGTAGGCGTGTCCACTGGCGCTTACGCCTACACCAGCAGTGAACAATCACGAGCTGACCTTTACATTTTTGGCGTCAAGCCTTATGCAGATTGCATTGCCTCAACGCTCAGCATGAATAACGTGCTTCCGCGTGGCACCTACTGTAAGTTTGACACTGACAGTTACCTAGAGGAAAACTATGTAGCCGACAAGATGCCCGACACCGCACCTAAAGAAAACACACAGGAGTCCCTAGCATGATGCGCTTTAACAGTTCCACATTCAGCGTAGATGCCGCCAAAGACGGCACACCTAAGCGCACTATTACTGGCGTTGCCCTGCCATATAACACTGAGGCCGTAGTTTCTGGGGGGCAGACAGTTTCTTTCTTGCCGGGCTCACTGCCAACAGAAGGCAAAGCCCCAAAGCTGTATATGAGCCATGACTCCACGCAGGCCATAGGAATTTTAACCGAACGAACCGATGATGAAGAAAATATGTACTTCACAGCAAAAGTCTCAACCACAGCCCTAGGTGACGAAGCATTAGTGCTTGCAGCAGATGGCGTTTTGGACTCTGTGAGCGTTGGCGTAAACCCAACCAAATTTAGTTTTAACGATAATGGCGTCATGATTGTGGAAGCAGCCGAATGGCTAGAACTTTCACTGGTGCCTCAGCCTGCCTTTAGCGGTGCTACCATCACAGATGTTGCTGCGAGTATCCCCACATCAGAGGACGAAGTAAGCAATAATACAGAAACGGCACCCGACGAGCCAGAACCCACAGAGTCAGAGGAGACCGAAGTGTCAGAAACCCCAGTTCCAGAAGTAATCGAAGCATCAGCACTTTTTGCCCAGCCAAAACGTGAATTTGCTATGCCATCAGCAGCAGAAGTTCTTGCTGCTTATCACATCGGTGGAGACACCTACGCAAAAGTTAGTGACGCTTTTAAGACAGCACAGCGCCGTGGACAGACAGCATTGCAAGCAGCAGCTGGCGACATTGTTACAGGCGACACGCCGGGCCTCTTGAACATTCCAGTGCTCGGCCCTCTCTTCCAAGATTTGAATTTTGTGAGGCCTGTGGTCAGTGCATTTGGCGCTCGCTCAATGCCTACAACCACTTCTCGCCAGTTCGTGCGTCCGACCATAACAACTCACACAAGTGCGGCCGTACAAACGAATCAGCTTGATGCAGTGTCAGCAACCACCATGGTCATTGCAGCCAACACAGTTACTAAGGCAACTGTCGCTGGACAAGTCACACTGTCTGTCCAAGACATCGACTTCACAGACCCAAGCGCCCTGCAACTTGTATTGAATGACCTTGCCGGTGAAGTATTGATCAAAACTGACGACATTGCAGCTGATGCACTTGTTGCTGGTAAAACAGCATCAGGTTCAACATGGACTGTTACAGCAAACGACCCATCAAGCTTGATTGAGTCTCTGTATGACGCAGCACGCGAAATCACAGAGGACAGCAACTTCTTCCCAACCCACTTGTGCGTGTCACCAGATGTATGGCAGAAATTAGGCCAACAGCTTGACGGCTCAAAGCGTCCTGTGCTTGGTTATACCACTAATGGTGTTATGGGGCAAAACAGCATTGGTCGCGTAGGTGGCCTTGCTTACAACGCGATGGACGTATTTGGTCTTGACCTTGTAGTTGATAACAACTTTGCTGCAGGCACCATGCTTGTTGTGTACGCACCGGGCTTTGAAATTTACGAATCAGGCGCATCTTTGCAGAGCTTCGAAAACCCATCAACATTAGGCCGTACGCTTTCGATTCACCAGTACTTCGCCACATTTGTTGCGAAATCAAGTTTCATTCAGTCCATCACAATCGCGTAAAGCGAAAGGCGGTAAGCCGCCATGGCTACATACACAGTCACTTTCAAGCAACTGCTAGACAACTATGCAGTGCTACAAACACTGACCGATACTGAAATAGAGGTGGGGCAATCCATCACTGTTGCCAGTGTTGCTGCACCCTTCAACGGAACCTTTGTTGTCTATGCCATGCCCAAGTATGAGTACATTGGCACAGACAGCGAAGGTGACTTGTTGTTTGACAGCAATGTCAGCATCCCTAACCAAGTTCTTTTTGCTTGTACTGGCACTGACGTCAATCGCATAGCGTCAGCTACTGGCACAATTACCTATACGCAGAACTGCACATGGGTAACAGTGGCGGAACTAATCACATATTTGGGCGTAGAAATTTTGAATCCGTCAGATGACTACACGCTTGCTACTCAGGCCCGAAACGCTGCTAACGACTTTGCGTACCGCCGCCGTCAAGAGGCTGGCTACTTTGACAGCCTTACTACTTCGCCGGGCCACGACGTCACGCTAGGCACGCTTATGTACGCAGCTGCACTATGGCGCGCTCGAGGTTCCGTTCAAGACACCTTTGCCACCTTTGACGGAATGGGCTCTGCAAGCGTCTCAGCGATGACACCAGTCATTAAGCAGTTACTGGGCATCCCACGCCCAGCGGTGGCGTAATGGCCTTTACAGACCTTCTCAACGAAGCCATAGATGATGTGGCAGCCAAGATAGCCACGGTGTCTGGTCTTAGGGTTGTAACAGATGCAACCAAGATTGTGCCTAACTGTGTCTTTATTGACGCCCCATCGTTCACCACGTTTGCTGGCAACGGCAACATCCTCAATGTCTCATTCCCCATAAAGGTTCTTGGCTCTGGCCCTGCTGGCCTGCCAGTCCTACGCCAGCTGCTCAGCACCACAGCCAAAGTCATCTCGAGCAAGGTTATTGTGATGAACGGACAACCCACGGCCTACCTTATTGGTGGTGCCGAATATCCTTGCTACGACCTAGTAGTATCCGTACAGGCACAGACAGCGTAAGGCGAATCATGTACACAATCATTAGTTCAAGAATCGGAACACCGGGCGACAAGTTCGAGCCTTCCGAAGAAACCAACATTGACGCTCTCATTGAGGGTGGCTTTATCAAATCCGACAAAACCCCAACCAAATCTGCTAAAACAGTAGAAACATCTCCAGAGGAGTAAACCATGGCTTCAGCAACATACCTTTCAAACCCCGGCGTACTGATTAACAGTGTGAATCTAACGGATATGTGTACTAGCGCAACCGTACGAAATCGCGCCGAGGCTCTCGAAGCCACCGCGTTCGGAAGTACTTCTAGGTCATTCGTGACTGGTCTTTTCGACCAAGAAATAGTGTTGGATTTGTATATGTCCTATGCAGCGACTGAAACTTACGCAACACTTGCAGCTCTTGTCGGCACAGTTACAACTGTCAAGGTTGCAGTAACTGACGCTGCTTTAACAACCGCTACTGCGACAGCCCCCCGATTCGAATTAGTAGGAACTTACTTAGAAGAGCTTCCAGTCATCGATGCAACAATGGGCGAGCTAAGCACCATTTCGATTACGTTTCGCGGTGGGGTTCTCTCCACCATTGTTTCTTAACTAAAACACAAAGGAAACCCGACATGAAATTAGAACTTCGTGCTGACATGGGCGAAGGCCCATTCACAGTAACCACCAACCTTTGGTGCGTAACCCAATGGGAACGCAAGTACAAGACCAAAGCGTCAGAGATGGCTAACGGTATTGGCATTGAGGACTTGGCTTTTCTTTGCTGGTCAGCTTGTCAAACCCACGGCCATGTGGTTCCGATTGTCTTTGACGATTTCATCAAGAAATTAGTCTCATTGGAAATTGCAAGCGAGGACACTGACCGCCCTTTCTCCGAGGCACCTACCGCCATTCCCTAGCGGCGGTGCTTATAGCCACAGGGTTCTGGCCACATGAGATAGAGTTCACCAGTGACGACCTCTCGACAGTCATCAAAATGATTAACGAAAGTCGGAAGTAATGGGCGTAGATGTAACTATGGAATTCTCAGGACTTAAAGAAGCCTTGAAGGAAATCAACACCATTGACAAGAAGCTGCGCCGCCAAATTACTCGTGACTTTAAACAGATTGTCCAGCCAGTTATCTTAGACGCCAAAACAATGCTGCCTTCTGGTGCACCCTTGTCCGGCATGGCAAGGCCGTGGGCAGGCAAATCAGGCGCAGACATTATGTCATGGTCAGATGCCCGTGTAAGAAAAAACATCAGTGCTTTTACCAACGCTCGAAAAGTTAAAGACACGCCCTTTGGCAATAAACAAAACCTTGGCGTATTCGGCATTAAATGGAAAAGTCCACAAGCCACCATTTTTGACATGGGCCGTGAAGGCGTTCTAGGCCAAAACCTAACCAACAGGTTTGGCAACCCTTCTCGTGTAATTTACAGGGCCTATGCTTCTGCTAGTTCCAATGTGCAAACACAAGTAAAAGAATTAGTCAATAAAGTGATGAAACAAACTAACAATGCAATGAGGATGAAATGAGCGTAATTCTTAACATTGTCTCGGAATTTGACAGCAAGGGAATAAAACTTGCTCAGCGCCAATTTCAGCAACTAGAAAAAACAAGCGACAAAGTGGCGTTTGCCATGAAAAAAAGCATGATTCCAGCTACTGCTGCGCTTACTACTTTGGCTGCCGTTGCCTTTAAAGCCACCAAAATGGCTAGTGACCTAAATGAGGAAACCAGCAAGGCACAGCAAATCTTTGGTGATGCCAGCGATTCCATCATTGCCTTCAGTGACACAGCTGCTTCAAAGCTTGGTCAATCCAAAACAGAAGCCCTTAAAGCCGCCGGGACATT